CGTTGATGACAGTAATTGTCCAGCTTTCGAATGTGCGATCTCCTGCAAGTCTTAAAGTTCTTCCTCTGAATGCAACTTCAACAGGAGTAACATTTGATGCAGGAAGATTTGCTGCTTTGACAAGAAATCTACTCTTATCTAGGGTATTTGAATCAATACCAAGTGCTGCTGGGAAAGCAAGCTCAACTTCAAAGAGGTTACTTCTGGTGCCACCACCCGACAGCTTGCTCTTGAAGTCTGTAATTTTTCTTAATGGAATTGTGTTAAGTTGGGTTCTGGTTGCCATTTTGTGTTAAACCTCTAAATTAAAAGTTTCCGATTACTTCTTCAAAGTCAACGCCAGTTTTGGTGGCAATAAAGTTGAGTCCAATGAAGTTGATGGACCTTGCTGGCTTAATATAAATGTCGGCAATAAATTCATTATTATCTATCACTGCAGCAGTGTTATTTGTCTCATCGCAAATAACAACATAATCAAAGATTCCTCTCTTGGCTTGGACATCACGCAAGAAGGGTTCGATTGTATTTACGAAGTTTGTTCTGGTAATCTCATCATTGAATTCAAAGAGAGCATCTTTTGCTGCTTGAGAAATTGCATTCTCAAGATAAACAAACAGACGACGAACGTTAATTCTATCAAATGCTGATGCTTTAGCCAGACCAGTCTTGTCACCAAACAGGATAATACCGGCACCAGGTGAGAAGATTACTGGATTAACTCTATTTGAATAGAGTTTGTCTCTTTGGGTTTTTGTTGGGTTATATGCAAGTTTAACAGCATTTAGAATTGCACCTCTGGAAGTTCCTGCAGGTGAATACCAAGCAAAGTTGTTAATGTCATTACGGGCACATAGACCAGCAATATCCCCGTTTAGTGGTACGTATCTGAATGTATTTGCAAATCTGTCATACATGTACTTGTAACCACTATCAAAGATTGCATAAGAGGAAGAAGCAACAGGAGCATAAAACTCAATTACATTATCAGTAATATCAGCAGCAGATCTTACAGTTACTGCAGTTTGTACTGAAGTATCCGATAGAGCAGCACCTCTGTATGGTGAGATAAATGCGATTGCATCCTTTCTCAATTCTGCAACAGAAATCAGTTTATTAGCAAGTGCCTGTGCAGTTGAAATATCATATGCAGCAGATCCCATCAGGAGGAAATCTACCTTAAAGTTTTCTGTATTTTCAAATAAATCATATCCATCAGACAACTCTCCAAGAGTAGCTGTCAGAGATCCTGCAGTATCAAGGTTTTCTGCACCACTATAGTCTTTACCACCGGTGAGGGTGTTTGTAGATGCTCCAGCAGCAGCAAAAGTGATTCCCTCTGCTTCCTGATCCCAAGCAACATCCGACTCTAAATTAAATCCGCTGCTATATCCTGTAGTAACAATTCCAGTAGGAGCTCCTAGACCAAAAATATATTGCGAATTATTTGCAATATATTTTCTCCAGTAAGATGGATTACCTACGGAAAACTCTGCATCAGATGCTTTGGACAAACTTAAATGCTTTTCAAGAATTGTGCCAGCATTTCCAGTCAGGGTACCAAAGGCATCAATTACTACTACATGAACTTCATCAAATCTAGAATCTCTTGCTGCAGCATATGCAGAAGTTCCTGGTCTTGGAGCAATGTTATTCCAAGAAATGGATGAAGTGCTTGTGAGACCTAAAGTTTGCTGATCAAACCAATCTAGTCTGGAAGTATATGAAGTTGATCCTGCTGCAACGGATTGCCCAGTTGCATGAATTGCGATACTTCCGGTTGAAGAGAAAGCATAAACTCCCGAAGGTTGATAATCAACCTGTGTTTCAGTTCCTGCCGCAGAAACGTGTGAAAGTACTTTAACGTATACGCTGCTTCCAGAAATCTCAGTAATAATTCCCTTTAAGTAACCGTCAAGAACTGAAGTTGTGCCAGCACCAGGATTAACTCTACCGGCAACTGATTGAGTAACACCATAACCAACCGCAATTGTTGAAATTCCTGATGCTACTGATGTATTAACTCCTACAAGAATTTGATCTGCTTTTGAATCAATAATTGCAACCTTGAGTCCGTTTGACCAAGAACCTGGATTTCTTGCAGCAACTACAACGTTTGCAAGAGTGTTTTCATCGTATCCTAATGCATTATAGTGATCTAAACTATCAATTTTTACACTTGATGCAGTTCCAACAAATCCATTTCTCAAATCATTATCATTTGCTCTTACGACTCTGAGTGCTCCACCATATGCCAAATATGAAGAAGCAGACAACCAATGCTCGTAATGTTTATCTGTTGAGTATGGCTCTCCAAAATTGTTGAGCAAATCATTCTCATTTTCAACTAAAGTTGGTGAGTCTACAGGTCCCTTCGCAAAAGGTGCTACGATCGCGCCAATCTTATCTGACGAAGGAGTAGCTCTTCCAAGAGTTAAATCAACTTCTCTAACTACAATTCCAGGAGATGCTAAATTAAGCGGCATCTTTATTCTCCGTATTACCAGAATATTCTAAAAGTATTTATAATTTCCTGCTTCTTAAAATCATCTATATTCCCACATATAAGATCTATCTCCATATTCATCCACATTCCATACTTCCATAGATTCTAAGGTGGCATTATTTGCTGCTGTTAACCATCTGTCTCCCGTTTTTTGCTCTACAAATACATCCATATCATCCAATCCATCAGAAATAAATCCAAAAGGAGACATATCTTGCTCTATTTGATTTTTTTGCTCCTCATATATTCTCTTACGGACATCATTGTCTGTCATTTCTTTGAAATAATCTTGAGCAACCAACCAAGAAAAAATAACTAGACACATTGCAAGGTCATCATTACAACCTTCTTCTGCTTCAAAGGAATTGTGTTTTTGGGAAAATGTTGTAAGTTCGCTAATAATATCGTAGTCTACGGTTAGAAGTTTATCATCTTCAAGTAGAGTCTTAAGGTTAGAGCATCCTAACTTCTTAACAGCAGCAGTCATTCTGACACCGAGTTGAGATTTCTTCCCACTAAATCCAGAGCCAACAATTTGTCCAGCACGACCTCTCATTGCACACATCAAAACATTATCATATTCCAAATCAAAATGAAGAATGTTTGCTACCTGATCTCCAATATCATTAACTTCAACCAATAACCAAGCGTCATTGTATCCTTTTGCTACTTCGTAAATAATACTTGGAAACAACATTGGTTTAATTTCATTATTTCTATATTTTGCTACAATTCTATATGGGAAATTAGTAATATCAAAAACAACAAATGCAGAATAATCATTACCTAATCCGCGAGCAACATCGACTGTAATTAAGTAATTATTTTCTTCTTTTGGATGTTCATAGATGTCTAAACCAGCATTTCTCTTGATAGGATCATCATAAGCAAGATTACGAAGTTTTGACGCATTAATAAGAGTATTGACAGATCCTAAAAATTCACATTCAAACTCAACTTTGAATTGTTGCTCTGAAGTGTTTGCAATAGTTTGAGCTTTCCACGCTTCATCTCTACCAGGCACTTCAGACCAATGAACATCTGTGGGTACGTATTCATTTTTACCCCTTTCAGCGTCGTGCCACATACGGTAGAAGTGATTCATACCGCGAGGAGTTGAAACAATAATTACCTTTGTGCTTTGTCCAGAAGAAATAGTAGGATAAACTGAAGCAAAGAAGTCATCAGCAATGTGATTTGGAATGAACGCAAATTCGTCCAAAAAAATGACATTGTAAGATCCACCTCGAACTGCAGATGAAGAAGTGGAGTTTGATGAAATTTTTGATCCGTTTTCTAATTCAAGTGATCCTTTGTTCCAGGATATAATACCTTGCTGCATCCATTTCGGTAAATTCTCATAAGCAAGTTGCAATCTTCCGAGAAGGTCTCTAGCAGTAGACGCTTTGTTTGCTAGAATTGCAATATTAACGTTATCATTAAATACCGCATAATGTAACAAGTATGAAACGCAAGTGGTAGATTTACCCGTCTGTCGGGGCATCTTACAGATATTAAATCTATTTTCGTGGAAGTTTCTTACAAGTTTCTCTTGAAATGGATACATCTCGAAAGGAACAAGACCGTGATCCAAAGAAACAATCTTAATATAATTCTTTGCAAAATATACAGGATCTTCCTTACACTTTAAGAACTCAATGATTTGTTCTTCTGTGAACTGAATAGGCGTATTTGCTTTCTTCAGGTTTGGATTGCCAAGATAGACGTTATCACTCATAATAAATTACCTACTAATTTCTTCCCAGTCTAATGACGCAAAAACATCTGCACCAGCAGTATCAGATGCAACTACCAGTGTTAATTCATAAGGAGTTCCAGTTAGTCCATTTCTTTCTAACTGAAACTTAAATAATGCTTCTTTGAGAATATCAACACTTGCAGAGGATTGATTTGCTGATGTAAAGAAACCAGATGCTAGAATTCTTCCACCACTTACTGTTCCTCCATCAATCTTATACTCTACAGCACTATCAACACCAGCACTTACCCAAGTTCCACCAGTAGTAGTTGCTGATGCTCTCATCTGCCAATTATATTGTGGTCCATTTCCAGTTCCCATTAATGAAAGCGCAGTCAAAATTACAATGGCATCTAATCTGTTTGGAGAAGATTTAAGGCGAATGGAAAGTACTGGATAGTAAGTACCCGCAGGCGCAGGTAAATCTACTGGTGCTGTAATTGGTGTATTTACTGCTTGTTGCAATCCACGCAATTCATACCCACCTTCTGAAATTACAGTAGAACAAACTTGTTTGAGGGTACTATTATTAGTAGTAATACCCGTATTGGCAATCTCATATCTCAAAGGAAGTGATGCGGTTGTGATATAAGTTGATTGAATTAAGTTTGCGTGATGGAATGAATGGCAGTGAATAAACTGTCCATTTATTACAAATCCCATCCTAACTGTACCAAGACCCAACCACTCAATATCCATCCAAAGAATTTGTGCTTTGGTAATGTCTAATGTAATACCAGAAACTCCAGTTCCATCTAACTTATCAATATTCCAATTTGATTGCGCGACTACAGTTTCAGTTCCAGTGGATAAACTCCTTTCTACAAAATAAGGTATCGTGCCATTAATTTCAAAATACATACCATTATCAGCACCAAAATATCCAACTCTTTGTCTTAAGTTTGTTTTTGGCGTTGCTGGAATAAAAGTATTCAATACAAGTAAAGATTTTCCTGGTTGATATGAGAAGGTTTTGGTAGTTTCTCTTATAACCGAATCCCCACTTGTAGTTCCAATTCCAATATTGACTAATCCTTGAGTGGTTACAAATCCAACTGTAGAACCAGTTCCTACAATCAAACTTTCCCAAAGATTATTGTCTCTATATCTGTGGGACGAATCAAATAGAGTAAGGGGTTGTGATGTTCTGGTTCTCCCAAAAGCATCTGGATTTACACTTACTGGAAATCTATTGTAATTATCAACAACATTTCCATCCCTTGTTGCAATTAAGGGAACTTCAAAAAGAGTTCTTTCTTGATTCAGAAAGTCCTGTTCATTTTTATTCCACTGTGCCATAAATTACTCACCCCAAGATAATCTTTCTGGTCTGTATCGCTGTGCGTTGTTAATCTTTAAAGAATTTGATGTTGTTGGGTAAATGTTATGAACGATTGCTCCAGGATATTCTCCTTGAAGTTGTTCTGCAAGTTCATTTTTATCCATCATTTTACCTTCAACTTCCATACGATAGAGTCTTCCTTGCCAAACTACATCGGCAAGAAATGACTCTCTAGTAGTTTGTGGTTGAGATGCATTCATATAAAGATTTCCATTGAAATCTCCGGCAATGTTGATGCTTTCTGATAGAAATTGTTTAAAGGATTTCATTAGTTACAGTTCCAACGACGAAGTGCTTTGTTGATTCTTGAATCTGGGTCTCTTGCAGTTTTTGCTGAAGTAAGTTTCG